ACCCGAAACTACTAGAGTTGCTCGAGACATATTACGAATGGCACGACTCTGATCAAAACTTTGGCAACAGAATTGAAAAGCTAAACAGATCCCGTGATATTACACAGGTCGATGAGGGTCTACTACAGTTCATAGAAGATGAATTGCTGCTCGGTCAGTCCTACTTTGGAGGGTTTGTCAACAAACGCGAAGCTTCAAAGTTCTCTAATCTGCTGTACAGATCTAAGGGCACGTTGTATAGCATTCAGCAGTTTTTTAGAGCGTTCTATGAAACCGACCCAGAAATCATCTACCCACGTGAGAATGTGTTTATAGTTGGAGAGTCGGAAATCGGCGCGGAATCAAGGAAGTTTATAACCGATAACACGATTTACCAAACACTAGCTATCTTGATCAAGACTGAGCTACCACTTACTGTGTGGGCAGATACATATAAGCTGTTTGTTCATCCAGCGGGGATGTATCTTGGTGCTCAGGTCCAGCTGGTTGGCGTTAACGAGAACGTGATTGATAATACTATGCCTGACGCCGGTGAAGTCGTGGCGGTAACCCCAATCTTTGAGGGAATCGCAACTCTGGCTGCTATACAGCCGCCTGCCAGCACCACTCTGTTGATTGATTCAGATGGCGCTGCTGTAAGATATGATACAACAAGCATTTACCTAGATAGCGACAATCTCGCAACAATATCTCTAGAAGAACTGCAGGGCCAGTATTCAAACATCAGAGAAATTATCAGCCCATCCTTCCCATCATTTGATGATGATTCTGATGCTAACGGATCACAAATGGGCTTCGATGCTGACCGCGAAACATTTGATACTAACTGGTATGATTCAGCTGGTACTATCTAATATCCGATATAAATAATCGTAACTAAAACACGAGTGTTGAATTTATGGCAAGAGAAAATATTAACATTGGTTCCTCTGCTAATGATCGTCAGGGCGACAGCCTAAGAGACGGTGGAACGAAGATAAACAACAACTTTAAGGAGTTATATACTCTTCTGGGTGGTGACAGCAGTGCGATTGCTGCTGGCGTAGAACTGTCACCATCTGGTGTTGTTTTTAAAGGAGCCATATACGATACAACCCTTGGGTTTACAGAGGGCAGCTCGAGCATTACGATCACTCTGCCCGACTCAGCTGGCGAAATTGTTACCACAACAGCGACGCAGACGTTAACCAATAAAACGCTCGTTGCGCCTATTATTGACAGCGCTACATATAACAGGCTAATTATCCAAGATGCCGATTCCAGTCATCACTATACGATTTCACCTTCGAACCTAACATCAAATCGAGTTGCCACACTACCTGCACTAAGCGCTGACGATACGTTTGTGTTTAGAACACAGGCCCAGACGTTAACCAACAAAACGTTGGCGTCACCGAAAGTTACTACTGGAATATTCGATACCAATGGCGCTGAGTTGATTAAGGTTTCTGCTGCTGGTAGTGCTGCAAATGAAATAACAGTAACAAACGCTTCGGCCGGCAACGCACCTTCTGTTACTGCCACGGGCACAGACACAAATATCAACTTGTCCCTCGGGCCCAAAGGAACAGGTGCTGTTTCTCTAGGTAAGGTCGCTTTCACTAGTAAGCAGGTTGCTCCTGGAGATAGTGACACCACCCAGGATACAATTATTGTCGGCAATCCAAGCACCAGCCTGTCGATTTCGCTTGACAATGGTACAGTTGACGGTGAGTATAAGATCTTGGTTAACCGCGGCGGAGGAACGTTCAATGTTTCGCAGTCGGGCACTAACTTTGCATTACCAGGCGGAGCAACAACTATTACACTAAGTACTAACGGCACCGCGCAGCTGATTTGGTATGGCGGCACTTCAAAGTGGTTTATGTTGGGATCACCCGACTCAGCCGATTCCTTAGTTTCATTAAGCTAAATGAGATAACATATGACAGCAATTATCACAGACAAAATTAAAAAGCTATTTGTCCAGACACTGTATGACGAAGCTCAGGATTCGAGCAACTTTTACTATGTTGGGATTGGTCGTTCTGAAGACTGGGACAGTTCTGACACTGCACCGACGCCAGTAAATAGAGAACGTGATGAAAAGCTGTTCAGACACTCTCTTCAATCGGTAATTACAGCTGGTGCGTTTTCATTTGTGGTTACAAGATACAACTGGACGTCTGGCACAGTGTACTATGGATACAACGATAATGTTAGCGGGCAGCCAGCTGCAAGCTATTATGTGATTACAGATGAAAACAAGGTATATGTCTGTGTTAGACAAGGTAAAGACTCAAACGGTAATGCGGTTGTTTCTACCGTTAAGCCGGACCACACCGACACAACTCTATTGGCTGAAACCGACGGATATGTTTGGAAGTATCTATACACCGTATCTACAGCCAACGCAAATAACTACTTAACATCAAGCTTCTTCCCAGTGAAGTATGTTGACTCTGCATCCCCCGCAGACGCCGATTATCAGCAGTATACAATTCAGAACGCTGCAGTTGCAAGGCCGGTTGTTGGTTATAGAGTAACATCTGCTGGATCTGGATACACATCGGACCCAACAATTACAATCACCGGGGATGGTTCAGGTGCCCACGCGCGGGCAGTTGTTACTAGCTCTGGAACGATCGGTGCCATTGAAGTGGACGATTCTGCTGGTGGGTTCCCAACTGGTACTGGGTATACAAAAGCAAACGTCACCATATCTGGGGGCGGGGGAGCAGGGGCGGCTGCTGTTCCTATTTACGGCCCGGCGGCTGGTCTCGGCGCGGATGCTAGAGATGACCTGCGCGCAACTGCAATCATGTTTAACGTGCAACCTTCAGATAACGTAGATGGCGATTTCGTCATTAACAACGACTTTCGCCAAATCGGTTTAATGAAAAATATTACTATCTACGACTCAGCCGCATTGTTTACCGGAACAAATGCCCGTGCGCTTCGTATGATGAGAGTATCGTCACTGGTTGGAGACTTTGCAGAAGATGACATAATCACCGGCGGGACATCAACAGCAACGGCAGTCATTGACTATTGGAACGATTCAGATGAGATATGGTATCATCAGAACGAGGACACTGGATTCAAAGACTTCCAAGACGGCGAAACAGTAACAACTGCAACTGGCAGTGCTTCAGCTGACTCGGCCAGCGTTGCGCCAGAAATCGATCCTTACTCCGGCGATCTGTTGTATATAGATAACAGAACACAAGCGATTGCGCGAGCGGCTGCGCAGACGGAAGACATCAAGATTGTAATCCAACTTTAAGGTAGCTATAACATGGCATCTAGTTTACTTAAAAACGTTTTTTTAAGCACATATAGAGACGACTTTAAGGACAGTGATAATTATCACCGTGTCCTATTCAACTCTGCACGGCAGCTGCAAGCTCGCGAGCTGACTCAGTCGCAGACAATTATCCAACGTGAAATAGAGCGCCTTGGCCGTTATATCTTCAATGAAGGTTCGCTGATTACATCCTCTCTTGGTGGTTTGGCCGCAAAGGGGTTTGGTGTCAACTTCGTTAAGCTCGACACATCAACCAACCCTCTTCCATCTAACTACCCAGAGCTAGTTGGAACAACTGTAACCAACACAGGAGCGATCGCTTCTCCTGTATCAGCTCGTATTCTCAAGGTAATTCCAGCTGAAGGATCAGATCCCGCGACTCTGATGATTGAGTATACCGATGGCGGCGATAACGATCCAATCGACACAACGACTCCTCAGATCTTCCGTGCGGGCCAGGACCTAACAACAGACCTTGGCACATTAACCGTCCAATCAACCGACACTGTTGCTAACCCAGCGACTGGCCGCGGTTCTATGATTACCGTTCCGCGTTCTGAGTTCTTTGTTCTTGGTCACTTTGTATTTGTCGCGCAACAGACACTAGTAATTTCAAAGTATAATTCAACGCCAACCGACGTCGTGGGGTATAAAGTTACGGAGAATGTTGTAACGGTCGCAGACAACGTCGCTCTTTACGACAACCAAGGAGCAACCCCCAACCTAACATCTCCTGGCGCAGACCGCTATCAGATCCGCCTAACACTGGCCCTAGAATCGTCAATGACATCCGCAGACACATTTGTGCCTATTATGCAGATTACCAATGGTGTGGGTGTAGTACTGCAGAACCGCGATAACGTTCTTGCGCGCTTGGGTGAAACAATTGCAATTCGT